ATTTATGTATCTTTCTGTAACTATGTCTCAAGCAATGAGGTTGGGCTTGGGTCGTATTTGCCGAATGATCGACAAGATACCATACTTTCGGGAGCATTTTCCGAGAGACAATTCAGTTGAGAGCTACTTGAAATTTCACGAACAAGCCCTTATCATGATTGGCGGTTCTGAGATGGGCCACTTTAGGGGATCTGACTTGTATTTACTGATCTTCGATGAGGCCAACTTCGCAAAAGGTGGTATAGACATCAAGTTCGACAATGCTGTGAATATATACAGAGAGTCAACAATTCGGCGTAAGTCAACCTTTATGGTTGACGCGAAAGAGCAAGGCGTTGGGATAATCATTAGTTCAGCCGATACCCAATCTTCGTTTGTAGAGAAGCATATTGAAGAGGTCAAGAACGACCCAGGTGTTATGATTGTCCACTCAGTAGCCTACGAAGTCCAGCCAGACAGATATAAAGGATTGGATCGGTTCTGGGTCTTTGAGGGTGACGATATTGTAGATCCGTTCTTGCCTGAGTATGACGCAGATGCTCTGAGGAATTTTTGTAGACAATATAAGCTAAAGTTTGAGGGCTTTGAGGTGGAGAAACTACCTGCCCGATTGAGATCGAAATTCAGAAACCCACCCATATCCTTCCTGAAGACATTCCAGATGGATATCTTTGGCGCCCTGAAAGAGGTGTGCGGAGTCTCAATCGGCCAATCGGGCAGGTTCTTTTCCAATAGGGTCAAGTTTAATGAGTGCTTTCCGAGGCCAAAAGAGGGTGAGAGTAGTAAACATCCGTTTGTAGCTGATTCGGTTGTGGTTAGCTATCTCGACAGCGTCCGCATAGAGGACAATTTCTTGAGGGATAAGGTAAAAGTCAAAGGAGAGTATGAATACTTTGGCGGGGTAGATCAATCTATAACTGATGATACTACAGGGATTGCTCTTTGTCATATAGATCCAGAAGCTGACAATTTGGAGATAGTCTATGATTTTATGCTGAGGATAGACCCTCCGAAAAGACCAGCTAAGATTAGCCCTGAGAAGATTACAGATTTTTACATATATCTCAAGGAAAAGTGCGGAATACGCAATCTGAATGTTGCTATGGATTGGTACGCTACACAACAAAGTGTTCAGACCCTTCACATGAACGCTATTGACGCTGAGATTCACAGTGTCGATCGCACGTGGGATGACTATCGGAGCTTTGCGGGTTCAATACTCGACAACAACGTCAGCGGATATATGTACGAGCCATTCCGAGAGGAGCTGTTCTCTCTGGTTCAAGATAACGATAGGAAAAAAGTAGACCACCCTGGAGGAGGCTCGAAAGACGTTGCGGATGCTGCGGTACAAGCTCACTATCTCGCAATGAGCGCTTGGCTAGAGATAAAAGGTGGGATCCGGTACTTTCCTGATTACGGCAACCAGAACTTGGATAATTGGAGACATACTAAGGGCATACCGCTTGTTGCGGGCATCTATTTTGGCCCAGAAGCATACTACGTTGTTTGGTGCTACCGAGAAGATATGAAAGGTGGCCCAGTAGCATCCAACGATTATGGGTTTGTAATAAACCCAAAGAAACCTTGGTCGAGAATCAGAGTTATTGGAGAGTATGTTGACGCAAGCAGCTCTAATGCGGACAGAGTTATTGCGACCAAGAAGAGGTCAATAGAGTATGGCGGTAAGATTATATATTCTGGTGATCCTGCTGCTCGTGTGGGAGGTGATATTACTGCTTCCAGCCCTATCAAAGATTTTAGAAAGCTTGGGCTTCCTGTTCGTTGTAGACGACATATGGATCGAGAGTCAATGGATCCAATTCATAATTTGATACGCAATAAAAAAGATCCTCAGCTTATAATCAATGAAGGGCAATGTCCTCTGTTGGCGAGAGCTTTAAGAAAGGCCAAACACCGCACAGCGAAAGGGGTTAAGCTGGCGCGTATGGATAATACAGGGGAAGAATATCCTGTGTATGCACTAAGGGTTGCTTTGGAGGACGCAATGTCTAAAGCAACAGTTGGAGGCTACTGATGAATAAAAAAGATATAGCTCAACTTGTTGTAGCTGTTATAGTGATTTTAGGAGCTGCTCTTGGGGCGATTGAATATTTTGCGAAGGCAGATGAGCTTGAGCTTGTTGATATGCGCTTGGAACAGAAGATTGTAGGAGATTCAATATCTAATCTAACGCGACAGATGTGGCAGCTTGAGGACAAATACGGAAATAAAAATTGCTCTACTTGGTCTGACCCTAGAGATAGAGAGCGATATAGGAATCTCAACCTTCAGCTGGAACAGCTGAAGAAAAAGCAGGATGCTATAATTAGAAAGCAAACTAAGCAATAGGAGGATCAAAATGGCTAAAGATGATAATAATTTGTGCCCTATGTGGTTTATTGCGAAGAACACAGGAGAAACAGCCGCAGCACGCTCGAAATCAGGAAGGTGCAGAACTACAAGGTGTCAATGGTGGGTAGCATCTGAGAATAAATGCGCTGTTCTGGTTATCGCAGAAAACAGCGGCGCATAAGAGGGGAATTATGGGTAGGAAACAACCTAATTGGCGTTTCACGCCGAGAAGAAGGTCATCGCTGAAGAAAGCCAGAAAGATTGCTACCAAAATGCGTAAAAAGGCTAATGTTGCGATTATAACAAAGAGCAATAAGCGCAAGGTTGTAAGGCAGAATCCAAAAGCTGGAAGCGCACAAGCGTTGTAGGAGCTAACTTATGGCTGTGATTAACAGCGCCTTTGGTTCCATTGTAGAGGATGTTATCGCAAAGTCTATGAGTTCTGTGCTGAACACAGAGCGCCAAGCTGAGATACGTCAGATTGGTAAGGCTTGGGACTTCTACTATGGCTATCAAGAGCAATATATCAAAAGGTATCGTGGAGAGACAAAAGAGGACTATCTGGACAAGGATAAGCCAACGTATAATTATACCAAGGCGATTGTAGATGAGTACATCAATGGTGTATTTGCGAGGCCTGTTACGATTACGTTTAATGAAGGCAGCCATCAGACAATATGGGACGGAATCGTAAATCCTATGACATTTTTCAAAGTAGTCCCATTTTTCACAAAAGTTCAAAGAATATCTGAGGTGAGTAACACTTGCTTGGTTATGATTCGGTACAACCAAGCCGAAAGACGCACTTATTTTGAGGATATTCGTGGAGAATTTGTATATTTCTTGCCTAAGATTGGAAGCCCCAAGGAAATTGGGACTGTAATCATTAGCTACCTTTTTGATACTGGCGACCCTGACCCTCAAAGGCGCATACTCCGAAGAGTAGAGGCGTGGGATGAGGAGAAGTGGGAAGTTTGGCTATATAGCCAAGGTATGAATGAGGCCAAATTAGTTGATTCTGGGCCAAACCCGTATGGCTTTATCCCAGCTGAGAAATTCTGCCCTGAAGAGGATGATAATACCTTCTATGGTATTACAAATATTTATGATGTTGTAAAGGTCAACGAAATCTATAACAACCTTTGGACTGCTTTGATAAGAATATGTATCATGCAGAGCTTTTCGATATTGGTTGTTAAATCTGAGGGAGAGATCAAACTAACTGTAGCTCCCACAAGATTCTTAAAGATCGAAAATACTGAGGAAGGTTCGGCCAGCTATATCACGCCGAATCCAAAGATTAATGAGGTAGAAGCAGTTCTGATGGACGTGAAGAATGAGTTGCAGAATATGTCTCACGTGCCGTCAGAGGTCATGTCTTCTTCAAAAGGGATAACGCCTGAATCGGGTTATGCCTTACGGATCAAACGAGTCCCAATTGAACAAGAGTGGGATAAGAGGCGTATGACGTATGGTCCTAGTGTGAGGGATTTTTGTAAGAAGGTTGTAGCGGTTGATACTATTAATCGGAATGGTACTGTTGATGTTAGGTCTATCGGAGTTGAGGTAGACTTCACTGACACAACAGCGCCATTGGCTCCGCAGGAGCAAATCTTAACAGATGAGCAAGAACTCCGCTATAACTTGATTACGCCAGTAGACCTGATGATGCGTAAAGATCCAACACTAACAAGAGAGGAAGCCAAAAAGCGAATCGAAAAGAACAAAAAAGAGAATGATGATTTGGGCCTTGTCGCTTTTGGAGAAGACAACCAAACCGAATTTGAACGGCTAAAGGTGCGGATGGGCAGAAAAGAGGCTGGGATTAAGGAGCCAGCTACGCCACCTAAAGTCGAAAAGCCTTGAGGGTTCCTATTCGGAAGTAGCTATGAAGCGTAGGCAGGGCCGTATACAGCGTGTCTAATTGTATTTAGCTACCGATTATAGGGGGAGAAAACGATGCCTCGGGCAAGATTCGTAATGACGGAAAAAAGGAAAGATGCTCTTGCTAAAGCCCAAAAAGTTGCATATGAGCGCAAAGCTATCGAAAAGTTTAGAAAGGCATTGGAGCGACAGCGTGTTCTGCGAGCTGGGCGCACCAAGTTTAATGTTAAAGAGGTGTTCTGATGCCAGACGGTAAAGAAATAGGCCGCAAAATATACAAGGAAGCAATAACCAGTTGGAGAGAATCCAACAAAACGCTGACTCGTATGGAGAAGGAGTTGGCCTCATTAAACCGTCAGAGTTCCAGGGCTGCGAGAAAGCTGTATAAACGTGTCTTGAGAGAATTAGAGATAACGTCATATGGGGCTGTTGAGAATACTGTCGATAATCTTTCGAAAGTTAATATATTAACAGGCCAGTTGGAGCCTATACTGACCGAATATCGTATGAGATTTGGCGATCTGATCCGCACGTTTCGTGAGGAGATATTGTTGGGCGTGAGGGACAAAGAAGAGCGTGCGGAGAGATTGCTAAGAAAAGTTGGTATCACAGACGACCGTATTGGGATGAGCGAGGAGAGCTTCAATATACTTGCTATCCTTAACGAAAACAACTTTCGCAAAGTAAATGATATGCTCCTAAAGTGGAGAAATACTGTGTACGACATATTTATGAGGGGTGTTGCGAAAGAGCTAGATCTAGTCACTTTCGAGAGCCAGTTCTATAACAAAGACGGTAGTGTAAGAATTGGATCGTCATTGGAGCAGGAGTCATCCCGTCACGCAATGGTATCTGTAACAGAGCAAAGGACAGCGTACACTCGACAGAAAGCAAAAGAGAACAATTATACATACGTTTGGAACGATAACCCTTTAGACCGCAGAACAAAGCCTATCTGCTTGGAGGCCTCTTTTGCTGGTGTTATACCTGAGAGGGAAATGAGTGATCGGTTTGGCTTTCCGCCAAGATTTATCTGTAGGTGCGATTTAGTCTATACGAGGCCAGAGTGGACAGATATTAACGAGGCCATCAATACCGCAATACGTGATAGGAAAGTTGAGCTGGCTGAGGAAATATTGGACGCGCCGAAACAGGTGCCTTATTGGTATTGGAAAGGACGCAAGGTCTATCCTGATGACATAGCAAGAATGCAAGGCGTCAAGATGTACAAGGAAGATCTTGATAAATTGGATCTATTAATAGGTACAGAAGTCCCAACTTTTGCGGAATCGGAAACAGCCTTGAGTATTTGGCATACTGGCGCCACTCGCGCACAGGTAAGAGCTTTCCAAGAAAAATATGGCTTCAAAGAAGTTGGAGAGGCCAGAATTAAGCGCAGTATAGATAGGTGCTTTGACTGATGGCTAAAAAGCCTTACGGATCTGGCGAAGCTTGTTTGAGGAAGATAGCAAATGATAATCTTGCTAGGCACCAATTGGGGTTTAGAGGTGAGGCGATTGGAAAGGATGTCATTAAGAAGGAGCTGGGTGAAAAGGGCGTGAGGACAACTCGGCACAAGGCCAAATTCGATGTTGTTTCGGACGATACTGCGTGGGAAGTAAAGGCTGTAAGTGCTGACGCTAAAGACATAAAGATGACTGTTAAGACGCCTCAGCAGAAAGCCAAAAACAAGTGGGCCAGAGAGAATGGAAAGAAGCCAAAATCTATGCTTATTGTAGTTAATGATATGATTGACGTTTATGTTAGGGATGGCGTAGGAGGCTACAGGCCTTCAACAATGGAGCATATTGGCAAGTTCCCTAAAAAGAGGTTTAAATTTTAGGAGGCATATATGGCTGCTAAGAAATATGTAATGACTGCTGCTCGGAAAGCAGCATTCCGTAAAGCTCAAGAAAAAGCTTGGGCTATGCGGAGAGGCAAGAAAGCTGCGAAGAAGGCAGTTAAGTCAGCTCCAAAGAAGCTCAATTTACGCACAGCTTCTGATGAAAAGCTCATCAAAAATTTGGGGATAAAGCGCAGAAAGATGGAGGAGGCAAATCTGGTTGGGGATTGGGATTTGGAGAAAAAGATGAGGAATCAAATGGATAAAATAGGCGCAGAGCTTAGCAGAAGGACTGCTATGAGAGAGTCAAGAAAGGTCAATCGTACTGGCTTATTCGCAAGGCCAATGGTTCCAGGGTTGAGAAGGTATTAGATGGGAATCGACTTCTATATTGGAGAGGATCAAGTCCGTATAACCAATGCGACTTGGTTTAACAGGTTTCTGAACTGGGTTGCGGAGAAGGGCAACTATCCGCAAATATTGAATCACAGTCCGGTTCATGGTAGATACAGGGTTCAACAAAAAGTTCCGCCAACTCTGTATGACGGAAGTGTCCTTCCTCTGTTGAGGGAGCTGGAAGAGCTAAAGCGCAGTAAACCGCCAGAATGGGCTAACGATATAATAGATCAGATGAGGATTGGCTGTAGGAAAGCTCTGGATACCTCAACTGATATAACCTTAGATGACGGAGCTTGGTATGGGAGCTAAAAAGTATGTTATGACTGCTGCCCGCAAAGCTGCTCTCCGTAAAGCACAAGAAAAAGCTTGGAGAATGCGTAGAGCAAAAGGGGCAGCAAAGAAGGCAATGAAGAGCGAACAGAAGACTCAAGAGGTGACAAGACAGATTGGCCTTGGGGTGAGAGGCAGATCTGGATCAGGTAGTATGCGCGCTCGACAAATTGCACAAAGGAGGATGTGGGAAGGCAGTAATTATTGGGGGCCAAACTATTAATGCCTTTTAAATCCGCAAAACAAGAACTCTGGATGCGTAAGAATCAACCAGAGATTTGGCGCAAATGGGTCAAGAAGTATGGCCATCATCGTGGATACGCTGCGGCTATCAAGCGATCTGCTAAAAAGGCTGCTAAGACCAGAAAGCGCAAAAGGAGAAGATAATGGCTGGCAAAAAGTATGTAATGACATCAGCTCGTAAGGCTGCTCTTCGCAAAGCACAGGAAAAGGCTTGGGGTATGAGGAGGCGTGCTAAGAGGGCAAGAAAGCTGAGGCCTTCAGCTAAAACAAGTCAGATGGCTAAAGATCAAACGAAGATTGAGGCCTTGAATGAGGAGGTTGCGAGAATAAAGCTAAGCATACAGCTGGATGAAAACAGAATCAAGAGAATCTCTCCGCACAGAGACCCACAAGCTATGCTAAGAGGCAGCATAGCTCAAGAGATAAAGCCTAAAAAGGCTCTGTTATCAGTCAAATTGAGGGAGCTCAGAAAGCTAAAGGCCAAGAGAGGGCCAGCTTTTAACTAGGAGGTATTAAGGATATGCCTTACAAAATAAAGAAGGCAACCTATTCAGATTACAAATCCTTTGGGTGGAAATTTGGATCAGACAAGAAAATGACCCAATTCCGTAAAGCTCAATTGCTCGCATATGAAAAGAGGCGTGGACAGAAAGCTGCGGCCAGCGTTCACAGAATGAGAGCTGGACAGAAGAGTCGAGAAGCTAACAGGAGCGTTGCGAGACAGCTGTTAGAGTGGGCCCGTGAAGGGATTGGCCTTGGAAACTTGTCCGCTGAAGAGTGGGATTTCATCAATTTTTATAAGGAAGAGCTGGGACAAGCTCCGCCAGTATTCGAGAATCCATTTATGATTGAGCGTATGAGCAAAATGCTCGATAGGGCTTTTGATATTGGAACAGTAACAGTAGGTGGTGGCATGGCTGTACAAGGCGTAAAGCTCGGATTGAAAGGCACAAAGCTGGCATCATCTCAATTGGCGAGGGCGCAAACTAAAGCTGCGGTCAAAAGAGCTGTTAAGAGTAAAATGGCTGATTTAGCGAAAAAGCGCACAGTAAAACAAGCTCTCAAGGGCGGTGCTAAAGGTGTTGCGAAAGCTGGAGGCAAAGCTCTTGAATTTGAATATAAAGCTACTGTAGCCAGAGAGGTTGGTGGTTCTCTGGCTAAAGGGTTTAAACAATTAGCAAACAAGTAGGTTGTTATGGCTGAATTCAAATTTACAAAGAAGAGAAAAGCTGCTTTGAAGAAGGCTCAAGGAAAGGCTTGGAAGCGCAAGAAATCTGGTAGCCAGCTAATGGCCTTCCGAAAGGCAAGGCTTACATACTTTCAAATGTCTCATATAGAAAGTAAAATTAAATCAGGTTACAAAAAAGTTGGACTTAAGTAAGGAGGTGATATTGACAAAGGACGATACTAACAAACGCTATGAAGCTAACAATAACTTTAAACACGGGATGACCCATCTTGGATCTCCTGACTGAGAAGGAGGCTATTATGGCTGATGAGAAAACAACGGAAGAAAAAGCTGCTGAGGCCAAAGCCGCAGAAGAGGCGAAAGCTGCTGAAGAGGCAAAGGCCGCAGAAGAGGCGAAAGTTGCTGAGTCAAGAGTAAGAAGGCCCAGCACTGAAGAGGAAGATCTCTCAAAGGTTGATACCAGCAAGTATTCGCACGAAGAGACAATTAAGTTTGTCGCCAAGCTTCAGGATGAAAATGCTCGCAGACGTATTGCGAACAAGAAGGCTGACGAAGAGAAGGCTGAACTTGTGTCGAAGCATACAGCTTTGGAGGAAAGTCACACCAAGCTGAATGAGCGTCTTGAGGCTTTGGAGAAAGAGAAGAAAGAGAAGTCTGATGCTGAGAAGTCTGAGATCGAGAAGGTGAGGACTGAATTGGGAGAGATGCAGACATCTCTGGGCGAATATAAGTCTCAGATTGAGGCCAAAGATGCTGAGATCGTTGAGAGGGATCGTAAGTTGTCAATACAAGATCGTGAGATCATGATTGATCGTCTTTTATCCAGCAAGGGAGCTGAGTTCTCATCGGAATTTGAAAGGGATGGATTCATGGCTAAATTGACGAAAATGAAGGATGGCAAATTTGATCTTATTGACGAAGAGGTTATCCTTGAAGTAACCAACTTTGCCAAGGAGTCCAAAACTAGTGAACCACCGCCGAAGACTCCACCTGCTGGCCCGCCTGGTAAGTCAGGCGAGGTTGATTACGCAACAGAGATTAGAGAGTTAGCTTCAAAACCATTCCTCACACCAGAGGATAAAAAGAGGCTTGACGAATTGTCAGAGTTGTCGAGTCAGGCGGCAGAAATGGAGGAATCGGCCAAAAATCCACGTTTATAGGAGGATAAGTTATGGCTAATATTCCTGAACTGAATACCAACCAGGCTGCTGATCTCAATTATTGGCGACCTATAATTTGGTCTTTGCGTGTTTATGAAGAGGCTAAGACCAAGATGTATTGGAACCGCTTCTCAGGGCCTGAAGGTTCTGGGATGCCGGTTATTGTAAAGTCTGAGCTGTTAACGCAGCCTGGGCAAACAATTAACATCTCTCAGCTGGCTAACCTGACTGGATCTGGTGTATCCGGTGAGTCCATGCTTCGTGGAAACGAAGAGAAGTTGGATATTCGCCAAGTACAGACCAGTCCTGAGTGGCACCGTCACGCTGTTGCCGATACCAAAAAGGCTTCAAAGCAGATTAACCAGGATTTTCGGGTTAAAGCAACCGCTGCGTTGTCTTATTGGATGGCGAGAAAGATGGACACGTCAATGTGGACTGCTGCTCGTGTTACTGCGGCTGCTGGCTTT